TGGACAGTTCGTCGAGGACCGCAGCCACCTGCGCGTCGAACACGCGGGATACGGCCTTGGACGCCTCGTCCTCGGCCTTGCCGATCTTCTCGGCCTCCTTCTCGGCGTTCTTCACGCGCAGCCATCCCGCAAGGTCAGGCTGATGCTTGCCGACGAACTCCGACTGCTTGACGGTCTTTCGCGAGGCGCAACCGCAGCCGCAGGACTTCTTTGCGCGCGCGCGGTCGAACTCCTCGACCTTGGCCTTCGCCCACGTAAAGCCCTCGTCGCCGCCCCATCCGTTCCACGCCTGCCAGCCCTTGCCCTGCTCGTCCCACGTCTCGCCCTGCTTGTCCTTCTCATGGCGCTCGAAGTAGGCGACCATGCGGCGGATCGTGTCCTCGCTCAAGTTGGCGCGGTTCGCGAGGTCGCGGGCGCGGGCGATGCCGACCTCGGTCATGCCGCGCTGCGATTCCGGCTTCGTCTCGCGCACCTCGAGAGCGCGGCGCGCGTTCTCGGCGACGGACGCAGGCGGCTTCGTGTCGATGCCGCCGACCTCGGCCTTGCCGATGGCCTCCTCGAGTCCCTTGCCTTGGCACATGGAGTAGGCGATGGCGACGGCCTGATCCTGCTCGTAGCCCTCGTCAACCAGTTTCCCGATCTTGCCGGACACGCAGTCGGAGAGCGCGTCCTTCTTCTCGATCGACTTGGCCTCAACCTCGGGCGCTGCGGGCGCTGCGGGCGCTGCGGGCTGCGCCGACGCACCGAACAGGCCAGCGAACGGCGAAGCGGCGGGCTGCGGCGGCTGGCCGCCGAGCGGCTGGCCGTTGATGAGGAGTCGATCCGCGCTCGGATCTTCCAGCCTCTCCAAGCCCTCCATCTCGCGAGCCTCGTTCGCCGTCAGGATGCCGCCAGCGGTGTACCCGCGCCGCTTCTCGTACTCGAACTTCTCGTCGGCTCCAACCGGGTTGTCGTACGCGAGGAACGCATCCTCGGCGATGCCGAACATCGGCAGCAGCGTTTGATTCAGCACCTCCTCATCCATCCGCATCAGCGGAAGGACGCTGGTCGCCTTCCACGACGTGAAGCCTACCGTCGCGCTCGCGAGGTTCGGATCGTTCGCCTTCAGCATCGACACCGGGACGCCGAACACCGCCGCAATCTCCTCCACGATCTGCTCGCGGCCCATCATGTCCTTCGGCGAGAAAGACAGCGGCTTGATGTCGATGTCTGCGGTGGCAGTCAGGAAGCGGCCCGTCCGGCGCGTACCCCGCAACTTGCTGTCGATCTGCGCCTCAAGCCGATCAATCTCCTCCGTGCTGGCGTCCCCCTTGATCGTCAGCAGGTAGTCGGGCCGCGCCTTGTTCGCGAACCAGTGGTAGTCCATGTCGTGCAGCGACTCGTTGTTCGTCGCCGCGCCCCACGCCGCCTCCACCTTTCCCATGCCGTAGTAGATGTCCTTCGGGTTCGGGCGCTTGAAGTGGATGACCTCGTCCACCTCGAAGAAGGCCCGCTTCTCGTACGACACGCCGTACAGGTAGCCGTCGATGAACTCCTCGGTTCCGGGGACGATCTCGACCCACGGCGAAGGCATCGTCCACAACTCGACGGGGATTCCGAGGCGGCGGTCAAGCACCGGGTGCAGGTAGGCGTTGCCCGTGAGTTCGAGGTACAGCACACGCAGGACGGTCTGCTCGAAGCCGTTCTGCCACGGGTTCGCCTTCGACAGCAAGTCGAGGACAGGATGGTTCTCGGTGACGATCTCGTAGTCGTCGCCGAACTCCGCTGCCTTCGTCAGCGCGTATCGCGATGGCAACTGGTCGAGCGATCCGGACAGGTACGCCTTCGTGCGGCGATCCGTCCTGCGTGTGTTCCACAGTTTCGTACCGGCGCTGCGGTTCCTGACGTACAGGCGCAACGGCTGCGAAGCGACCGCGTAGGCGTTCAGGTTCGCGGCGGCGTAGATCCATGAGTTGTAGTACCTGATGGCCGCGCCGTTCGAGAACGTCGGACGCGCCGCGTCTCCGCTGATGACCCGCGTGGAGGACTGCATCCACTTGCGCGCGTCGGTCACGGACTTTCTGAACAGACTCAGGAATCGCGACATCAGATGACCTTCATAATCAGGGGTTTCTTCTGCCGCCTCGCATGGACGGCAAGCGCCAGCGCGCACACGCCGTCGTCGTGACCCGTTGTCGCCTCGTAGGAGACGTTCCTCCCCGAGTATCGGTAGCCGAATGACTCAAGTTCAGCGCGAAGCCAGCCGTCCGGGTAGCGGATGTCGCGTCCCTGCACCGAGATTTGCAGCCCTTCCATCAGTTGTTGCTTGCTCTGCGAAGTGAACTTGAAGCCCTCGGCGCGGCGGCAGACCTTGCGTAGATCCTCCACGATCGGATCGCCGACGCCCGTCGAGTCGATCTGCGCGGGACGGTCGCCGATCATCTTCGCCAGCCTCTCGCGCGTGACCGACCACGGAGCCTGCCATCGGTCGAGGCGGCACACCGCGCCGTCCTTGTCGAGCGCAACGGCCACGGTGTAGTCTTGGCTCTTGGCGAGATCGACGCCCCAGCACTCGGGCGCGGCCTCGGACATCGCGCCGATGCAGGCGCGGATCGCGTCGAGTCCGAACGGGTTGCCTCCGTCCTCTGCCGGGACGCCCTCGTATTCCTGCGCGAACACCTCCGGCGGGAGCGAGCGCCGCGCTGCCTCGACTTCGTCGGAGTCGATATGCGGGTTGTGGCGCGTTCCGATGCGGAAGGCCTGCATCTCGCCAGTTGTGTCACCTTCCGCCTCGGTGAACAGGCGGTGGAAGTCGCCCGTTCCCTTCGGCGTCCCGAGGAAGAGCGCGGAACCCTTGCGGTCGGCGAGCGTCGGGCGGGCCGCTTCGCGCCACCACTTCAGGAGATTCGGGACGAAGCCCGCCTCGTCGCACACGATCAGGTCGTAGAAGCGGGATCGTCCCGCGTCGATGTCCTCGAGCGTCCAGAAGTCGATGACGCCGCCGGTGACGAGTTCCATTCGCTTCTCGACCCGGTCGAGCCGCTTCGTCACGGGCGCAAGCGCGATCTCGATGTCGCGCATCGGGTCGGCAAGGTACTTGTACGTCGGTGCGAACCAGCCGACGCGCCCGCGCTTGACCGCCTTCCGCATGGCCTTGACCTTGCCGTAGGTCGTCTTGCCCCATCGCCGTCCGATCTCAAGCACGGAGAACCGCGCGAGTTGCGAATCGACCTGCAACTGGCTTTGGTGCAGGATCTCGGAAAGCGGTCGGAGTTGGACTTTCAATCTGCGCTCGGAGGCTTCGGCGGCAGTTCCTCGATCGTCACGACCTCCTCGCGTACCGTCGTGTCGGCCTTGTCGCGCTGCTCGAGATACTGCTTGCCAAGCCAAATCAACATCGGGATGCTGCCCTCTCGCGCCTTCATGTACTGCCACCGGCGAAGGCTCGTCCGCAGATCGTCGCGGCCCTTGTCGAGTTCCTTCTGGAAGCGACGATGCAGGGTCGCGCGACCGCAGCCAAGCACGGTCCCGATCTCCTCGACGGAGCATCCGAGTTTGGCGAGTTCGAACACCTTGCGAGGGTCGATGTCAGACTTCGGCTTGCCTCTTGGCATTCAGGACGCCCTCCACCGTGACAGGCTCAACTGACGCGACCGCCGCGCGCGCGGCCTGCGCGTACTCCGGCGCGGCCCACCAGTCCTCGAACGGAGACGCGCGATCCCCGACCACGCAGCACACGTCAGCCGCGACCAGTTCGTAGCCCCACCCGAACATGATGCCGCGCATCGCGGCGCGGATCGACTCGTTGCCACGGTAGAGGTCATGCTCGATCGTCGCGACCTTGAACCGAACGTCGCGCAGCGGCAGCGAGGCTAGGACTTGCAGCGTCAGGATCGGAGGCTCGAGGTCAAGCGACAGGTAGTCGATCCAACCGTCGCGCGCGAGGCGCGGCAGCACCTTGGCCCACTCGACGTCCAACGCATCGGAGAAGACCATGTTGCGCGTCTCGCGACATCGTGCCAGTTCATGCGCCCACTGGCGGTCGCAGAGGAGGCCTTGCCATCCGCGCTCCCGCTCGAGGTAGGCGGTGTTCGATCCGTCGAACGGATTCCCCGCGCCGATGTCAACGAACACGCCGAACTCGCGCGGCAGCGCCGCCGCCACGAACTGATCCTGCCACGCCTGCGAATGCCATGCCTCTGTATCCATGATGTCCTCCTCCGCGATCCTACTGGATCGACTCCAAGTCCGCGATGCGGGCCAGCGTCTCCGCGATCAGCGCGTCTGTGTCGCGAACGGCCTGCTCTTCCCCGGCGTCCCATGCGAGACGCCGAGCGGTTTCAAGACGCGCGAGTTTGTTCCTCGCAAGCGCGAGTCTTTCGGCGTTCGTCATGGCGTCCCCCTATCAGACAGGCACTTCTTCCCACATGATCGAGCCGATCCACGTCGCCGAGGTCAGGGCCGACGAGCCGCCGAGCGCGACGTACGCACCGGGCGGGATGATGAGAGCGCCCTCGAAGTCGATCGCGTTGTTGAAGATGTCGGCCACGCCAGCGGCGGTCGCCCAGTAGTACGAGCCGAGCGAGAGGACATTGTTCGCTGCGCTGCCCGAGGTCAGCGCCACATTGCGGAAGCCCGTCGCGACCGAGCCGCTCTGCAACTGCGTAGACATGCTCCAAGGCGCTACGGTCGTGGCTTGGGTGATGGTCGCGGTCGTTCCGAAGTAGAGTCCGAATGCGACCGTGCCAGCGGCGGTTGCAGCCACCACATTGCCGATCGAGACCTTGCTGATGACGAGGTTCTTGCCCGATCCCACCGGGTTGAAGACGGCGAGCATCGGAGTTCCGCCCGCGCCGCCTGTGTAGGCGGTGACCGCAGCCGCCGTCGAGACGGACAGCAGGAACACATTGCCGCGATAGTTCGTCTCGTAGTAGCGCCCGTGGAGTTCGCTGACGATGGTGTCGCCGAGTTGTCCTGCGCGGCTGTTCAGGAGCGCGTTGTTCGCGCCTGCGGATGGTTGTCCGACGATGTTCTGAAGAAGCATGGGAATCTCTCAGTAGGAGTTGAAGCCGGTCACGTTCAGGAGGATGTTCGCTCCTGCCGTGCCGTTGACAAAGTTGAGCGCCACGTTGTTCGATCCACGAAGCGGGGTCGGAAAGATCAACTGACGCGGCTCGGTCATGCTGGCGGGAACGCTGATCGTGACAAGCGTCGTAGAGGCGTCCTGAAGCGTGAACGTCGAGGCCGTCGCCGCCGTGTTCTGATAGGTGATCTGCGTCACGTTCTGCCGGACGGCTGCTCCCTGCGCGGCCCGAAGAAGCGACTGAAGGTTGCCAGTCGCGATCGTGTTGACGTAGAAATCAAGGTCTGCTGACGCATTCTGCTTCGTCACGATCTGACCGCTCAGGGTCATGGTTGCTCGCACCGCATCGCCAGCCGCGACCGTGGCGGCAGGAAGCGCGGTGCGCGCAACGCCTCCGACAATGATCGGGTTGGCCGTCGAGGCCGTGTCCTCGGCGACGATCGCGCCCGCTCCGACCTGCGAGACGTTGACGCTCGAGTTTGCCGCGATGCTCGGCGAGTTCGCAGGAAAGAACGCAGGCTGGTTCTTCAGGACGAGATTCACGGCGGCGATGCCGCTCGTATACGTCGAGAACCGGACGCGGAAATACCGACCCAAGCACGGAAGAATCCAGTGACCGTTCGCGGTTGCCGACGTAACCGGAGTCGCGCCGCCGGTCACAGACCATCCGGCGCAGGCATTCCACGACGTTCCGTCGTTGGACACCTCGAACGTCTGCGTTCCGGCCCACGTTCCGGCCATCTGCACCACGACGGAGTTGTAGCCCGTGGTCTCGACCATCGCCATCGACCCGACGCGGTCAAGCGTACGACTCACTATCCCCTGATCGCTTGGGATGAAGTGGCCGCGCTCGTTGACGCGCAGGCCCATCGCGTAGCCGCGCGGATCAATGCCGCCAACGCGCGTGAAGCCGTTCTTGTCCTCGATGTCGTCCACGATGACCTGAAGCACGTCCGACGCGCTGTGCGTCGAGGTGTCGAAGTCGAGCGTCAGCGTGTTCGTTACCTCGTTGTAGCCAGCCGATCCCTTCGTCGTGCTGTTGAACTGGTAGACCACGA